CAGTTAAAAACGTGATGAAAAAGAAAGGGTGGGATGAGGCCCGTTCCCGCCGGTATTTATCACAGGGATTTTGGATTAACCTTGCCGAGGTAGACCAGTTCTTAAGCCCCGGCGCTGGCGATGTTCATATAAATAATCCCACTGGCGACGATGACAAAAAGAACAGGGACACGTTTTCAATATCCTCAATTCCGATTTTTAAAGCAGGAGTGCATAAGGGCGAAGGGTACAGCATTGAAGATCTGGACGAGATAGTCAAGAACACAAGCATGCTGATAAAAATGAAAGCGTTTGAACCCGTGCTATCGTATGACCCCGCATTATTCCCGAAAGCAAAAAACGATCCTGCGGGAAAACTGGGGCATAACGAGGGGCAGGGGCTTTTGCAACAGGACGGCTGGCCTGCTGCTGGGTATATAAGTAACGTTTACCGCGAGGGCAATTACCTCTTTGTGGACATGTACGATATTCCGAAAGTGGTTTACGAGCTGATAGAAAAGGGCGCGTATAAGGGCCGGTCGGCTGAAATATACAAGAATTTTCAGAACCCCGAGACAAAAGAGGATATGGGCAAGGTACTCCGGGCGGTTGCATTCTTGGGCATGGACATCCCCGAGGTAAAGGGGCTTGGTGACATACTGGCCCTGTATCACAGTGAGAAAAAGCAGAAATTAGAACTTGCATATACGTCCTTTAGCGAGGACGATTTTAAGGAGGCAAAAAAAATGAAGTGGACACTTGAAAGGGTAAAGGCAGTATATCCGTGCTGCACTGACGCGGTAAAGAAATTCATGGAAGAGAAAAAAATCACCGAAGTGAGTTTTGAAGATGTGGCAAGGATAGTCGGCGAAGTCCAGGCAAAGAAGTATGACGAGGCCGCTGACGGAGCCGGGGACGCGAAGACATGCCCACAGGGTTACAAGTGGGATGACGGCGCGGGCCGGTGCATGAGCGCGAACGCTGACGACGCTGGCAAGCCGGAAGCGCAGAAAGTCTGCCCGGAAGGATATACGTTTGATGACGTGACGGGGAAATGCAAGCCCGCCGACGTGCAAACAAACAGCGCAAAAAAGAAAATGGACCCGAAAGCCCTTATGACCGCGCTTATGAAAGCGGCAGGGATAACGGTTGACGATAAGAAACCGATAGAAGATCAGATGCCGGACGAGGATCAGATGTCCGCGCTGATTGAGAAAATGAAAACTCAGGTACCGCCGCCTCCGGCAAACACGCCGGGGAAAATGGATGACAACCCGGAAAACTGGAAGCCTGAGGATGTAGCCGCGGCCAAGGACGCGCACGCTAAGGACGCAGATCCGAAAAAAGACGAAATGGCCGACGGGCAGCCTGACGGGCAGCCTGATGACGCATGGATGAAGTCCTGCCAGGCGAAGGTTGGCGGGGACAACGCCGCAAAAGTTTGCGGGCATATTTGGAAAAAGCAAAAGGGCGCGAAAGCCGCTCCTCCCGCGGCTGATGCCGCAAAGGCCGCTGAGACCGCCGAAATCAAGGCGCTTAAAGAACAGGTCAAGAAACACGTGGTCGAAAAGTATAAGGAAGCCGTGACGCGGGTGCTGGCCGAAAGTAACAAGGTGATATTGCCGAAACACAAACCGGCCATTGACGCGCTGGTATCTTATTTCACGGAAACGGAAAGCGCTGTAATAAAATTCGGCGAGAAAAAAGAGGAAATTTCAATCCCGGACTTGTTTTTGAAATTACTCAGGGACGTAAGCGCCGATAAGATAGTGATTTTTGAGGAACTCTCAAAAAATCAGAACGAAAAATTACAGGAGGAAAAGAAAATGGTTGACGAAAAAAGAAAAGCGGCAATGGTAAAGGAATTTTCCGAAGTAGCGGAAGGAAAAACCCTTGATAATGTCGATCTCGCCTTATTGGCCGAGGACATTGCAAAGGCTGAAAATCTGCCTTATAAGGCAGCGTTAAAGAAAGCAGCAGCACAAATCAAAGCGAACGGAGGTAAAAACTAATGTCACAGCAGATTAACACAAGAGTAATATCGAGACTGTCGGGAGTAGACCAGTCCGGGGCAACCACGCTTTACGGCGAGGACAGCACGGGCCAGTATCTTTTACAAATGGAAGACGGCTCGGGCAACGTGATACCCGCCACACTGGACGCCATAGTAACCGGCGTACAGATGGAGAGGCCCTTATCTGGCGGAGTGTGCCAGATAGCGGTTGGAGAAATCGTCAAGGTAAGACTTGGCGACACGGTAACGCTTGCGACCCCGGCAGTAGTATCAGACGCGAACGGGCGGGCCATACCCGCAGCGGCGAACCATAATGTTTACGGTATTGTCTTAACCGCTGGCGTTGTAGGCGATGTAGTAGACATGCTGGTAAGACCGTATTACAAGGCATAAGCCATAAAAAAAAACAGGAGGTAAAAGAAAATGAATCCAACAGCAAGAGACGTACACGTTGACGTAGCCTTAACTAACGTGTCGATAAAATACACAAATGACAATTACATTGCCGACAAGGTAGCCCCGATAATTCCGACGGGCAAGGACAGCAATTTGTTTTTTGTGTACGGAAAACAAAACCTGTCAACCTACAAGACTGACAGGGCGATAGGAACCAGGGCGCATAAGATAGAGCACAAGGTTTCCGCGACGGGGAACTATTTTACCATTGAACATGCGCTTGAGCAGGACATCCCTGATGAGATCAGGGATAACGCCGATGAGCCGCTGGACATGGACGCGGACACCACGGAAAATATCACCGAGGCGTTGAAAATCGACAAGGAAATCGCGGTCGGTGGAAGCGGCGGGTTTGCGCAGACCGACGCCAATTTCGGCACTGCTGCGGCTCCGTCCGGTGCGAAGTGGGACCAGGCAACGGGCACAACGATTGTCAAGCAGATACAGGCCGGAACCAAAACGATACAGAAAGCAATCGCGAAACACGCCAACACGATGGTAGTGTCCAACGGTGTTGACGACGCGTTTTCGCAATCGCCCGAGCTACAGGAGTATTACAAATATACGAAAGGCGGGCTGCTTGACGAGAGCGTTTTCACTAAAATTTTCAAGGTCGCGAAATATCTGGTAGCTGACGCGATAACACAGACGGCGGCTGAGGGCCAGACAGAGACCACGGATTACATCTGGGCTGACGATGTAATACTGGCGTACGTGGAACCGTCGCCCGGCATTAAGAAAGTGTCCTGGTTGTACCAGTTCCAGCGCAAAGGATTCCCGCTTGTGAAAAAGTGGCGGGATGAAACAGTGGACGTGGACACGATCAAAGTGGCCGATAAGTACGACATAAAACTCATTGATAAATATGCGGCGATACGTTTTAAATCTGTATTGTCGGCGTAGACAATGGGCATATACATACAGCCAGCGGATGTACACGGCAAAGCGGTCGATAAGATATTGACCGGCGCAGGGTGGGACGATACTACCGACGTACCCGCAAAAATAACCGAAGCCGAAGCGTATATCGAGGGCTGTATGTTACGGATAGGGTTCGTCAGGGGCCAGTTAACGCTGGCCCCTGCGACACCCTGCCAGATAATAGTTATCATGTGTATTAATTATGCCCGGTATTGCTGCTTGCGGGATATTTTTAGTAATACGAAACCGACATCCAAAAACGCCGAGCCGTATGAAAAATGGAAAACAAACGTAGATGACATGCTTAAGAAGTTTGAAATCGGCGAGATGTCGCTTATTGATAATAACGGAAATATTATAAACCCGGCATTAAAAGACGCGAGGTATAAGGTACTTACAACCACGCCGGAAGTCAAACAGGCGATTAAAATGGGTAATGACAGCCATTGGAAAATAGACCCGAAGTATGAAGGGACACAAGGCGATTTACAGGAAGACGATTAAAATGCTCTTTGACATTAATGTAAAAATGGCCGAAGTAAAAGCAAGAATGAAAGATTTATCAACGCGCCTTGCTGATAAAAAAACGCCATTAATGCAGATGTCGATTTGGTTGTTTAAAAGCGTGCAGAAAAACTTTGACGAACAGAGCGCGGACGGCAAAGCATGGCCGCCCCTGGCTCCCGCGACGCTTTACCAGAAATTACACCGGCGTAGGAAGCGGTCAACTAATCCTCGAATGTTACAGGACACGGGCCGGTTGAAGGGGAGCATACACGTAGAGGTCGGGAACGATTACGCGAGCGCGTCAACAACCGTGCCTTACGCGCCACACCAGAACTTTGGAACGAAAAATGGGCGCATACCGAGCCGCGCATTTATGATTATACGCAGGGACAGCATGGAGCATATAAAAGAGATAGCCCGCGCATGGGCGTTTGAAAAGGGTGGACAATGAGCCTTGAAAATATAAATTCAAAAGGTGTTGCGATATGGAACGAAATAATCCGCATATTGACGGCGGGCATGGCGCTGCCGACTACGACGCCGGGCAATATCGCTTACGTCAAGGCAATATGGCAGGGGTATAGGGACAGGGAAAATATCCCATTACTTCCGGCAATAATAATTGAGCCTGTGAACGAGCGGGAAAAAAACTATACCGTGCCGATGATGAAACAGATGACGCTGATAATTGCGATAGATTGCTGGTCGGACAATTACGGCGATGACAAACAGATAATCGGCGACGCGGCAAGCGTGGGCATAATGGATTTTGCGCGGGACGTGAAAAATCTTATCAACGCGGAGCCGAACCTTAACCAGGAAGGCAACGCGACGATGATAAGGTTTCCAGACACGCAGTACCCGCCGGAAGCATGGCCTAACCGTCTCGCCGAAATCACTATGGAAATAGATTATTTGGCACAAGCAACAACGAGATAAAAAATTTAACGGAGGTGTGTTATGGCGGGACCTTTCGCAACAGAACAAAAGTATTTGGCCCTTGGCAAGGAAGCAACGCGCGGCACGGCGGTCGCGGCAAGTAAATATATCGCGGTTGACAAGGGCAGTGAGTTTGATTATAAACTCAATCTGATACCCGACGAGCTCGTCCGTGGGATATTTGAAGTTTTCCCGTCCAAGGCCGGGACAAAAGAGGGTACGGGAAAAATATCAGGTATGGACGTGACGGCCAATAAAATCGGAGAACTGCTTTACTCGCTTATGGGAAAAGAGGTCGTAGCGCTTCAGGGGTCAAAGACGGTGCTGCATACATTTTCAAAAGACAGCACGGTATTACAAAATCCAAGCTATACGATACACGAACAGCGTGGGATTGGCGCGAAACAGTATAATATGTCCGTGGTAAAATCAATCGCGCTAAAAGGCACGGTTGACGGCAAGGTTACGCTTGACGCTGACGTATTATTTCAAAAAGAAGCCACGGAAGCCTTTACGCTTACGCCGGTATGGGAAGACCCGTCGCCGTTCATGTTTTTCCAGACCTCGATCGGTTTTGCGGAAACGCCCGACACGACCACGGTTAAGGATTGGAGCCTGACGGTTGATAATGGTTCCGTGGGGCAGCGGGTTTTAAATCAGTCTCAGGATATTAAGGATATTTTTACAATCGGAAAGCAGATAATCACGGGCACGTTTTCGATTTATTTTGACACCGAGGACAGGCGCAACGCGTTTCTTGCCGCCACATCACAGGCTATGACAATTATAATAACGGGCGGGCTGATTGAAACGGGTGAAAATTACACGCTGACAATAACCATACCGCACGGGACATATACGGCGTTCCCGTTCGGCGATCTGGACGGTTATCTGGGCGCGGCAGTTACGTTCAACGGCGAGTACAATGTCGCCACATCGTCAAGCCTGACAATCGCGCTGCAAAACACAGACACCGCTTACGCGACGGCGGCAACACTGGTCAATCCGACTATAACGAGCCTTGACGTAGCAACGGGCACGCACACAGGCGGTACATCAGTTACGATAACCGGCACGGGCATAGTAGCCGGGGCCACGGTGTACGTAGGCGGCACTATCGCGACCAGCATTAATGTCATCGGGCCTACGTCAATATCGTTTCACACGCCCGCCGGGACGGTGGGTACGGCTGATGTGGTACTGCGTAATACCGACAGCGGCATTGCGATTGACGCAGGGGCGTTTACCTACACGACATAAAATAACAGGGAGGCGGCCCGTGAGTCAGCTTACAGACAGACTTTCAAAAATCGATACGCTTGCGTTATCGGATAAAATAAACGCCGAAAAGAAAATTGAGGACATGAAAGATTTTGTCCTTGTATCTTTATATCATACCTTAAAAGCACAAAACAAATTCAGCGATAAAGACATTTCCGAAATGCTGGAAGCCCTCGAAACCGTCGAGGTAAAATCCAATGGCTGACGAGACGCAGAAACTATATATTGAGGTAAAAGTCAACGCCGATACGGGTGCGCTCGATATAGTCAACGGCAGCTTGGTTAAACTCGACAAGGCGGCGTCAGGCTCGGCAAAGGGCGGGCTGCGGCAACTCGGGTCCGCGCTCGGCGTCAACGTCGGCGCGTTTGCAGGGGCGGCTGGCGTGGCTGTTGCGTTTGCAAAAGTTATTAAGGATAGCGTTGAAAACGAGGAAAAAGAAGTACAGCGGCAACGGCAATTAAAAACCACACTTGACTCCCTTAAACTTGGATACGACAAAAACAAAACAGGCATTGACAATAATTTAAAATCACTTACAGCTCATACAAAATTCATGCGCGGTGAGGCGTATGATGTTTACAACAAAGCCGTGCTATCTCAAAACAGTATCGCGGGCGGGTACAAGCTGGTAAAAATCGCAATGGATGAAGCCAGCCGGACGGGAAAGCCGCTGTCGGAAGTCATGGACACCTTGACGGGCGCACTGGCAGGCGGAGCGCGGGGAACGAAAGTATTAAAAGAAGAGTTCGGAGCTCTTGTCGGCAAAGGTAAAAACGCCGCTGAAATGATCGAGAACGCGGGGAAGGCAATAAGCGGCACGGCGAAACATGAGGATGATTTAGCGACACAGACAAAAGGATTGCAGGAGTCTTACACGCAGATAACCACGGTTATCGGCAAGGCGCTCATGCCTGTTATCAGCGGGCTGGCAACCGTGCTTAAGGTGGTACTTGTGCCAGTGATTGCCGCTGTGTCTGCGGCCCTTGCCGTGGTTAAAAACTCTGTCACGTTGATTACCGGTCAGATAACGGTTTTAATTGCGTTTATGCAGGGGGGCTGGCGTGCTGCGGCGGCGGCTCAAAAAGACATGTCCGACAGATTAAAAAAAGATTGGACAGAAAATATTGATTTTGTGAAAGACAGTACCAATACGCTTTTTGGCACTATGAAAACAGGCAGCGAGGACGCAGGGAAAGCGGTCTTGAAAAACGTACAAGAACCGCTTGAAAAGGTAAAAAAATCAACTAAAGAAACAAAGAACGAGATGGAAAAATCTTTTGACGAAATAGCAAAGAGTCTGCAAAGCACGCTCGGGGCGCAGTTTGACAAAGTTTTTCAGGGGATAGTGGACTCCGGGCATTTTACTTCCAAAGATTTAAAATCCTCATTCACAGATATTTATAGGGCGTTTAGGGACATGCTTATAAAAATGGTTGCGGAACTTATAGCGCGGGAAGCCATAATCGGGTTGTTAACTTTATTATCCGGCGGCGGCGTGGGGTTTGCGGCGTCCATGTTAAAAGGATTGACCGCTTTGCCGGCCACGGGAGCGATTGCGGGCGTGGGCGATACGGGATATAGCAGCGTGCCGCGCACGGGGCTTTATAAACTCAAGCAGGGCGAGACCGTAGGCACGGGTCCCGGCCCGGCGTCCGGCGGTGGCGGGAATGTGACGGTACACCTCGGCGTGTCGGCGTTTGATTTGCGGTCAGTAAGTAATAACGATTTACGCAGGCTGGCCCGGCAATTAGCCCCACATATTTCAAAGGAGCAAAACTTAAAATGAAAAAAATAATATTTATAGTTCTGTTCTGTTTATCATGGGACATTGTTTGTGCTGGAGTAACGCAGATGATCGATAAGCGGTATGTGTACGTTACGCTTAAACCCGTGGCTGTACATGCAGAAAAAAACGGGCTGACCGGAAACATGCCGCCGGGCGTTACGTCAACGGCGGGTTGTATGGGATATGTCAATATCGACGGCGATAGCAAAAAACAGTTTACGAAAAAATCAAAACACTGCATAATAAAAATAAAAGTAAGAGCCGATATGCTGGACAAGTACAGACAGTTTTTAAAGTCGAATAACCTTGATGCAGGGGCGAACACAGAACCCGCTTACATGCCGGTGTTCCAATGAAAAAAATAATATATGTGATAGCACTGTTTTTAATTGCATGTAGCCTTTCGTCAGCTCCGATAAAATTGGATATGGACGCCGACACAATTAACGTAATGATTTCAACACTACCAATAAACGCCCCCTATGTTATTCCTGCGGGACTGACTTCTACGGCTGGTTTTGTTTCCGTAGAAAAGTTTTTCCCAAATCACAGCGTAATGATTTTAATGATTACCGTGGAGCAGGGGCACAAATCGGACATGCACAAGTTTTTAAAGAAAAATGGGCTGGATATGCCGAACGAAAAGCGGGCGTATAAACGCAGGTATAAGAAATGAAAAAAATAATCTGGGCAGTGCTGGGGTTCATAGGTTTTTTTTATATAATGATTTTTGCTTCGGCATGGCCCTCCGCCGTCAAAGTTGCGCTTGAATTTTTAGTTCCCAATACTACAAATACGGGCAATGGAGCCTATACGGCCACAAATAACGGATCAACCGCATATTCGAGCACTGACCCCGGCGGTGGGGTTAATTCAATCGGGCTTTTCGATTCGAGCTCAAAAAGCTTGACCATTCCCAGCGTCAATGAAACAATTCGGACTTTACAATATGGTATTCATATCGTTTCCAGTGGTATGCCGTCAGTGGCGGCGCACTGGAGCACATCAGACGGAAATTTAATTTATTCGTACGGCGGTTCTACCGCATATTATTATTCCCCCGCCTCGGGTCAGTTTGGATTTACAATGACCCGCGACGCTGACCATAAAATTGTCATAAACTGGGACGGGACAAACGCTACAGTGTGGGAGGACGGGGCCAGCCAGGGAAGCGAGGTCAGTTACCAGCCCACAAACCGTAATTGGACGTTCGGAATACGCAACTCCGGAGAATATTGCTATTGTTATGAATGGATGATTTTACTGGGCACGTCAAACACAGGTGGCGGAGGGTATACGCCCGTGGCTTCCACGCCTACGTTTACGCCTACGACACCACCGAACACGCCGACATTTACCATGACCCCGACGCCGAATATAGCGCAGACGCAGACAGCAGCCGCAATAGCAACTCTTACGGCGACATGGAACACACCGACAACAGCTTACACGCCTTGTATTGGCACTCCACGCCCGACACAGACGCCGGGATTTCCTGCGGTTTTTACCGAACAACCGACGCCTATGTTAGTGGCGACACTGACCGACGAAGGCGGATTTGTCGGCGAGTCGAATATAAAAGACTTGGGCGCGTTGCGCGGTATGTCCGCAACAGACAGGTATGAGATGTCATACAGCGCGGACGCTTTTTTACATAATGGCTATGAGCATATTGACATAGCGACCGCGCCGGAACCCTGGGGGCCGTGGACACGGCACGGAACCATAGTCGGCAATGGTTATGGCGGAGTTGCTGGCAATGCTCGTATGCCCTCAATACTTTATATCGGCGGACATGTGCGAGTATACTTTCAGTATCTTTTACCAGCCGGGATCGATTACATGGATAGTACTAACGGCTATAACTTTACGCTTGTCGGTTATCCGGGAACGGAAGCTTTGTCAGCGGCGTCGTTTGCGCCGTTTTGTTCCGGCGGTTATCCCATAGACGGTATGCAGCCTTTCCAGGACGGATCGGGAAATTGGTACGCGACGGTGGAAGTACAAAATGTCGGCGGGTGTTTTGGCAATCCCGGATATATGTTGTGGCTGGTAAAAGGCAATTCAGACGCCTCGGTTTTTCAGCCGTGGAGCGCAGTGCCTTTGTTCGGCATGTCTCCACATCCTGAAACACCTTCGTTTTTATGGGCGGGTGGCAGGGCAATTTTGAGGGCTGCGAGCGGATCATATTATTCGTGGACGCACGATGGCGGACCGACGTATCTTTATAACTCCGTGAATGGTGGGGACCTGCTTAACTGGTATACATCCCCGTGGCACGTATTCGACGTAGCCGCGTATGACTGGGGATTAGGCGCGGGGGTTGACCAGGACGCCGACGCTACGATTTTACAGCGCACAGACACGACAGGCGGGCAAATGCTCGTACTTGGTTTTGATAAAACAAAAAACTCAAACGGTACGGGCGCGATAGGTTATGCCATTTATCATGGTTCAATAGACGATTATGATAATTGTTTTTTACCGACACCGACAATAACACCGACAATAACACCGACGATGACTCCGACATTTACGGTGACTCCCACGCCGACATTTACCCGGACGGCCACGCCGACGTATACATATACTGTGACATCAACGCCGACCTACACAATAACACCCACTCCTACATTCACGATAACAACGACCCCGACGTACACAATGACCATGACGCCGACATATACGGTGACGCCCACGGCAACGCCTACAAATACGCCCGTGTCATGCCTGCCGTCAGGTGATATACATTTATCCGTTGACGATGAGTTTTTTGCAATGACCGCCGAAATAAAATATACTCCGGCGCTGACTAAGCGGCCTTACCTCACATCGCAGTTAAAATGCATGGCGCTTAATATTAATGTGGTTTTATATTTTATGAATAATTGCAATTTGGTATCGCGTGTACCAAAAAAATATGATTATGATTACAAGGTATGGCTTAATAAAGCGGCTGTGATAGGCGTAGGCCCGTGGTATTATGTAACACCCACGGTATCGCCTACGCCGACATAAGGAGCATTATGTACACATGGGCCACGGATATAAAAAGCGCGTTATTACTCAATAATAACGTAACAGACGATACAGGCAATTATTCATGGACTAATTCCGGCAGCGTGCCGTTTTCGTCAATAATATTTTACGAGGGTACGCACTCAGCAGGCCCGTTTTCCAGCACGAAAAACATTAACGCTAATATAACCGATACGATACAGACGGTTGACTTTTGGGCTTATGTGCCGTCCGGCAGCGTGGTAGGCACTTTATTTTCGTTTAACAGCGATTTAAAACTGTATTATAATGCCGAGCTTGTATATTTTTATGACTCCACATACGGGCAGATAGGCGGGTTCGCGGTTCCGCTTGACACCTGGTTCCGCGTGCAGGTTGCGTGGGACGGAACGTATGAGACCGTATATATTAACGGCGTGGAGCAGGCCGAGCAGCAAAATCCTAATCCGCCCACGGGGACGCTAAGACTCGGCAATAACGCCGCCGGGGACGATCCTTTTGGCGGGTATATTGACTTAGTAAAAATCAGTACTATTGATTATCAGGGCGTTGAGCCGCTACCCGTGCCAGTGCTGACACTAATAAGCGTAAGTCCTAACCAGGGACCCGAGACGGGCGGCACGGCTGTTACTCTAACGGGCCTGTATTTTTCCACGGTTACGCAGGTTCTTTTCGACGGCATAGCCGCGTTAAACGTGGTTATCGTTGATGACCACACGATAACATGCGTAACGCCCGTAGATACGCCCGGTAATTTTATTCCGGTCGAGGTTGACAGCGCGACCGAATCAAGTGTTGTTACGCACGGATATAAATATAATGCTGTTGTTATTATTCCGCCTGACGTGGGCGGGGCCCAGATGATTTTTGAAAAAAGAAATTATGTCATAGATACCGACGGCAACGGCACACCTGCGACTATAACGCCCGCAAGCCCGCTCATACAGGACAATAAGCATACGCATTTTAATGTCGATACCGGCGCGGTAAATTATACAAAACTTTCGGCAGGGAGTAATATTGTAATTGATTTTGGCGCGGCTATACCGATAAAAAAAGTAACCGCATTTTTATATCCAAAACAGCCGACTTATTACGCGCTGGAAAGTGATTTTAATAACGCCGCGATAAAAATTGAGTTCTGGGACGGTGCGGCATGGCAGGCGCTTAACTGGGCAAGTTTCAACGAGTTTTACGGGCTGCCGTCCGCGCAGCTCGCGAACATGGGTACGTATGCCGCTTACACGTCCACTGCCGGTATAGTATCTATATGGGACGCCACGGGCATTACAACCACTAAGCTGCGTTTTACCGCGCCGGGTGTGGATATAGGAATCACGGAAATAGAAGCGTGTGACCTGGTTATAACCGAACCCGCCAATATGAGAGTCAATGAAATATCGTCTACGCTCGGAGAGTATCAGGGCATAAGAGTTGACGGGACTTTTATCGACACGGATTATAATATTTGCAAAAGTGTAAACTATCGCGCGAACGCGTTTTTATACGCAACGTATAACGGCGTATCAAAATATTTTGGACTGCTTTTTGTGGACAGTAACCTGGTGGACGAACAAAATTATCAGACTTATATCGAGTGTGTGAACATTTACGACAAGCTCGCGTCCGCGAACGTAAATATAAACGCGGACATAGGCGTACAGGATTACGCGCAGGTGTTTGAGTGGCTCTTAGCCTGCGCGGATATTTATCGCGACCTTTATTTGATGTCAGTAAACGTGAAAAATTATAATTATATCCCTGAAAACACGGACGTGCAAACGGAAATAAATAATGTAATACAGTCCGGCGGGGATATGCAGATGTTTACGCAGGACGGCATTTTTGCGATAAAATCTCGAATAAGCGAGACGCCGACGACGGAAATTATAGACGCTTATACCACAGGATGGTTTCCACAGTATAATTTATTTATCGATGATTATTTGAATTTTGTATTGCCGTCATGGGTGGACATGTTCGCACCTATAAACGGATTTTCTTTAGCCGAAACTTTCGATAATACTCTTGCAGCATGGGGCAATGGATATTTAATAAATAGGGTCAACGCTTCTTTTTTATCCGCTCCGGATTTGGAAACAAATGTCGGCTCGACCGGAACGCAAAATCATTACAGATTAAAATTACAAACGCCGGTGCTTAACAATATCGGACTATGGCGGGTGCGCGGACAAATGATAAACTATTCCCGGCAGATGTTTTGGGTGGGGCAGTATATCGCGGCGAAAGGGCAGGGAACGGTAAATATTACTACGCGCATAATTGACGCGGCGCACGCGAACACTGTTTTATTTTCCGAAACTTTTTCTGTTAATACAAGCGCGGCAAGAATAAGAGTTGTATATTATTACTGGGGACAGAACGGCGAGATAGGCCGAATAGTTTTTAATCAGGATACTAATACAATAATATCCCGCAACGACCAAATATATACCTCGACAGTATCGTATAGCATTAATACTTTGGATTTCCAAATTGAAAGCGCGAACACAGCGGGCGCGTCGGCGATAATAGAGGCCGTGGGCGTCTGTGGTGTATCGCAACGTTCAGTAGTTTTTACTGGCTCGACCCCGGACGCAATAAGTTTTTTGAATTTAATTGTCCCGTCAGCAGCGTCCTTTACTATTTTTACTTTGACATCAGGCGACACCGACCCCGTGTTATCAGTAGCCGGGAGCGCGAACAGCGCGTCCGGTGATACTATGTCAGTTATATTAATCCCGTTGCTTTCCGCTTTACAAAATATAGCACCCAGTTTTACAATACCATATCCCATAGGCACAACTTTTTTTACTAATTTTGCCGCTAACTGGACGAGAATAAGTTTAACCTCGGATATATCGGTAGTTTATTTACCGACTACCGGCGTGGATATTGAAAACGGGAATCTACCAGTTTATCCACGTGATTTGAAATATTTGAAGGGCGCGCGGAACGTGGATGAGGATGTCGTTTTTAACCGACTCCAAATAGCGATAAATAATTTTACAAACAACGGGGCCGCGAACGTATACGAAAATGAAAACGCGTTTGTAATTACAAATACGGCGTCAAAATTTACTTATACCCTGACAGGGCAGACGCTTGACCTCGGGACCGGACTTAATTTTTATATAAATGTGGTTATTAATTCCGTGGCGTACGAATATAATTACGCGCCCGGCACGTACTACAATACGGTCATGGACTGCGATATTGTTTTCTCGACCGTTACAAGCGGCAATACAATAACGGCGTTCACGATTTCGATAACCCCGCGCGGGCAGACACTAAGCAGGAACATCCAGCGGCTAATAGTATCACAGGCCGCGAACGTATACAACAATGAGCTGCCGTTTATCGTTCACAGCACGCCCTACACGGTTACGATCCCGACGGACCCGCTCAATCTTTTAAAACCGGTCATTATGGCCGTCAACGTTACAATAAGCGGGGTTAATTATACTTTTTATTTCACGCCGTCTTTATTACCGCAGTACAACGCAACCATGGACTGCAATATTACGTTCGCGGCGTACTCCCTCGGCGTAATATTAACTATCGCGCCCGTGTCTTTATTCGACCGGAACATAAAATTTGTAAAAATAACCGCGTTTAGCTGGAATAACAGCAGCTCAACTACCGATATTGTAAATTACGCGGACTCACAGGCGGTTTATGGGATTTTGGAACAGGATATAAGCAACACAAAAATAAACAGCGAGACGCAATCGGTATTGATACAACAAAAATACAGCCGGTTTCTTTCCCTGCCCGTCCTTTTCCTCGCAGACGGCGCGACCTGCGATCTGATTGTAAATATCGACTTCGCGAAGTATGTTATAATACAGGACCAGCTTATATATTTAGAAAACATACTGTTCAAAATTTACGAATACGAATTTACGATTGACGTTACCGCGAACGACTATCAGATGACAGTCAAGGGCAGAGCGCAGAGCTACAGCGATTATTAAAAACATAAAAGGAAGTGAAAAGCATGCGGACAAAGAAAGCCTCAGCGTCGGGAATACTGGCATTAGTAGACAGGATTGAAAAGGTAGCGAAGACATTAGAGCGTCTATGTAAATGCGTCTGGGGCAATGGAGTACCCGGTATTTTAAATGATGTCACAGTAATTAAAGCGCAGCTTGACATAATGAAATGGGTAATAGGCGGCTGTGTAACGGGGATAGTAATTCCTTTAGTCTTATTTTTAGCCGCGAAATTATTCCATATACAAATATGAAGCCTATACAAGCGGAGGTAATTAACGTGGAACATTTTAAGCCTTGCGAGTTCGTGGACCGGGTCTGTTACGCACGGTGGGGCGATAACTGCATGAGATACATTGACGCCCGGTTGCCGGTTATAATGGATTTTTTGCGGGAAAAATTCGGGCGGCCGATAACAATAAATAACTGGAAGGCAGGGGGCCCGTTCGAGGATCGCGGGCTCAGGGACGCGACCTCAGGGGATTTTTTACAGTTTTCAGATCACACATACGGCAGAGCGATTGATTTCAACGTGCAGGATATAGCGGACGCGGATGTGCAAAAAGCGATTCTGAACGAGTATGCCGACGACTTGATTACCCTGGGCGTAACCGGGATTGAGGACGGGACGCCTACGTGGACACATATCGGGGTTAGCGACCTGACAGGCTGGGGATTTAAGCAGGTCAACGGCCTGTATATAATTCCACGTCCAGCCTTGACAACAAAATAAAATGTGTTATAATCGTACCATGAAAACTTTAATAGTTTTGGGGTTGCTGTTTTGCTTTCCCTGCGTATGCCTCGCCCCGGAAACGGAATTTTCTAAAACAATAATAATCATAGAACAAGCTTGCGTCCGTTTTAATTACAGTGTTTCTAAAGCCTTGTCTTTATTGGCGACTGAAAACGATTTTAAAAACACCACCACGTTCCAAAAATCCACCTGCCGGCATTATTACGGCGCCGGACAAATATGTCTTGAGACCGCGAAAATACCGGGGTTACATTTTAAGGGAACCGAAAAAGATTTAGAAAACCCGAAAATATCAATTCCGTTGTGCGTTCATTATTTAAAAATTTTTGATAAAAGATTTCACCACAATTACGAAAAGACCGTGGCGCATTATAGCGGATATGTGGGACAGCCGAACAGGGAGAAACATTTTTTTAAAGTCCGCGCGTTATTGCGGGCTATAAGGAGCGAACTATGACTCACTCCCACTACTGGATCGAAAACGCTGGAGGATTAAATGAAAATGCTTTTGAGATTGATTTATAAATACTACGTAAAACTCACAGGATTGAATCGTTGGCCGTGGGGATATAAAAAATAAAAGCAGAGGTGAATTATGACTAATGAAATGTTCGACGAGGCGTTAAAGAACGTTCAGAACGGTGACTGGCTGGCCGTGCATATTAACGAGAACGCGAAAAACGTTATGGACTTTCTCGGCGTGAATATAGAGAACTTGTCCGGCCCGTTCGCGCATATCGAACAGATAATTGACAAGGACAAGGATATTACGTTTACCGCCCAGCCTCCGAAGCTGTGCTATGAGAAATTATCCAGGTACAGGGGCCAGCCGGGAGTTGAGATTTACTTCTTAAGGTTAATCGGCGTAACGCCCGAGCAAGTATCGGCAATGGCAGTCACGGCAAAGGGGTTAATCGGCGTTAATTATAATATCGGGCTTGATGCCGACCTTGCCGCAAGGTACTCAACCTACCAGATACCCATACTTGGATATTTCATCAGAAAGTTTCATTACAAAGACCCTATGCCGAATAAACTTGACTTGAAAGGCGCGGGGATAGTATGCTCTTCCGCCGCCTCGATCGTGGCCCGGTCTGTAAGGCCGGAGTTTCTCGCGGAGTTCAAGGACGTACAAACAATTACCCCGTCTATATTCTTTGACGCAGATGAACTGGATATAGTCGCAAGATGTGTAGAAAACTGATAAAGGAGGACACCATGAAATACATTGAACCGATTTTGCAGAAGTTAATCGCGGTTATTACAAGCAGGACGTTCTGGACAGTTGCTATTCTCGTTCAGCAGTACATGGCAAAGACGATTGACCAGGCTACATTTATCACGGCGTTATCGGCTGCGGTCATTGCTTACAGGACGGCTGACGCTGCTGCTGCCATGAAACCTAAGACACCAGTACCACCCACTCCACAAGCACCGGCCTAACGGCCCTCCATAGCGATACGCTCCTTGACCCCGGCTCCCTCGCCGATACGGCGGAGGGCCGGGGTACTACTTTATAAATGAGAATATATGGCTTATCACATCCACCACCCAGCCATTGCCGAGCATTTTATACCGCTGTGTATTTGATACGCCCTCGGTGTAGCCATCTGGCAAGGTAAATAAACGCTCGACTTCTTTAACCGTTAGCTTACGCCATGTTATTTCGGGCCCTTCTATTGCCTGGCTGTTAGCCGTATCAACGCAGTAAGACTTTATGCCTTCCTTTTGCAAGGGCCCCTTACCGCCGGGTCCTTTGCCGGTGCGGGGCTGTAAGTTATGAACAATAATTAATTTTTTCTTTACGTTTTCTAAAAATTCATTGCTACTTCCACCCCTGCCTATTGCGGTTGTAATACAACTTGCTTTATCCAAATTTAAATTCATATTAGCAAGTTTTATCTTTGCTTTTTCTGATACCACCAGCCCCATTTTCCCCCTTTTTATCATACTCTTGACGTTCTCTTTGTAAATCGTTGACAGGATTGTTTGGGATTTATTTTCGCAAACCATTAAGCGCTTTTCACTTTGAGTATTTATTAACTGCCTGCGTTTCTTTTCTTTATAATTTTTCTCACTACCGCCTTTAAAATAATTAGCGTCCACACAATATGATTTATCTTTTTCTGTAATTCCCGTTTCAATTATATCCTTTAGCATTATTCCCTTGTCCTTTGGCTGCGTTATCCCTTTTATGTTTGTCCAAAACAAGCGGTTTCGGTTTTGCGCCAAAACCAATGCGGCATTGATACAAATAGGCTCAAGCCGTCCAGGGCGAAACATTTCTGTTTGTGTGATTAAATGCGGGTACATTTCACCGAGTATGCCGGATATAACGTCAATGTGCTGTTTTGCCATAACCACGTTTTCAAGCAAAAAGTATTTCGGTTTATAGTGTTTCAAAATATCAATAAAAGTAAAGAATAACGCCGAGCGCGGGTCCTTGAAATTCAAACCTTTACCCGCGAAACTAAAGCCCTGGCACGGGGAGCCGCCGATTATCATATCAATAGGGCCCAAATTCCATGATTGCCACTTAGTTATATCCCCCAATTGGATAGTGTTCGGGTGGTTTTTCATTGTTATATTAATAGCGTATTTATCTATTTCGCTGGCATAATATTTTTCAACGGGTATAAGGGCCCGACTTAAAGCCACTTGTCCACAGCTCATGCCGTCAAAACAACTCAATACCTTCATCCCTTCCTCCCTGGCGTTGAACAATTCCGTATGCTCGTACCCTCCGG